ACTAGGAACTCTGGTGAATGGTACCCTGCTCTTGAATCCCACTGGTACCATGAATCATAATCATCAAAAGGATCATGAGGATTGTCAACAGTTGTCAACATAAATTCAATCATGAGTTCTCCTTTCGATTCACTCTGAAACTTCCCCACTAAGACCGAGCTTGAGTGTTGAAATAGAAACACCCATTTGATCTGCAACTTCAGCCTGTGTATACCCAGAAGCAAGCATTTGTTTAGCTCTCTCAATCCTAGTATCAGTCATGAGTCTTTGTTTCTGAGGAGTGGCAAGCTTTCTAACTACATCTAGATCGGCCTTGTTTAGTATCTCACGGAGCTTAGAATCACTAATAGCACCGGCTTGAATGGCATTCCATTCTTCCTTGGTGATCTTAATGTCCTGGCGCTTAGCACCGGTACGAATACGGGCCTCGTTTAGTGCTTGGGATCTGACCTTCTTCAATGTAGTTTCATCCATGTTTGGATTCTCTTGGCGCCTTGCATGGATCTGGGCGTTTGCAAAGATCTGTGCTTGTCTTTCGAGGGGGCGGTTTCTACGGGCGGCGTCAAGTTTATCATTGAGGGAGGTCACTTCTTCTGCATAAGTCTTCTTAGCAGATGGTGAGTACTTGAGATTAGGTGTATGCACAGCTTCCAATCTTGCTTGATTAGCTAAGGTCTTTAGCTTATTCGAATGTTCTGCATACAACCGTTCTTGTGGGGTACCAGATGATAGGGTATGTGCATCGTCTGTTTCGGCAAGGCGCTTTGATTTCTGCTGGGCTAAACTACCATCTTTGTTCTTACGACCTGTAGGTTCAAAGACTCGTTGTCCAGTACCCTTGTCTATGGAGCCACCCTTTGCTGCACTACGGGGCTTTCTTTCATCAACCATCTGCTTTGCAGTAGCACGGGAGATTAGTGTCGAAGCGCCTCTTGTGCCGCCATATTGGAACTGGTACTTTTCCTGAAGCTGGGCTATGTTGTTATCGAGGGCGGATTGTTTCCAGTTGAGATTGTGCTTTTCAGCATCGATCACAACCATGGAATGTTTGACCGCTCGAACAACATCAGACATTGGTGCCTGACGGATAGTCATGTCGGTAATTAAGTTCGACACAATACCCATTTGCGTTTGCTTCATTTGTTTCTTGGGTGGGTTACCTCCATAATCGACTTCGCCCTTAGCTTCATTCCATGTACCACCATCAATGGTTTTCATCCCATCATATGGTTTGTACACATCCTTTGGGTTGAAAGTCTTCAAACCCTCCAGAGTTGGAGAGGTACGAATCTTCTTCGGTCCATTGTTAGGAATGACTAGAACTGTGTCGCCATCGAAGTCTGCACCAGAAAGCTTTTCAGCCACAGTGTGGTGAATACCAACAGCATCCTTAGCTTGATCGCCAAGTGAACGACGACCCTCTTTGTGATTGTTGTTGACTGTCAATTCTGGGATTTCAAATGTTCCACCATGTGGATATCGAATCAGAACTACATTTTCACCATCACGGAAATTAGGTGCATAAATCTGTGTCGGTGGGATGGTATCGAGTGGAAGAATGGCGTGCCAACCTTGACGCTTGAATCCAGCTGCATCCAAGTGAACAGCAGCCGAATCAGTCTCATCACCGAAAGTTTCGAGGAGCTTACGCTTGACCGTTGGATTGGTCAAAGTTGAGAGCTCTGCAAACTCCTTTTGACGAGATTCGAGAGTCATATTCAATTGGCTCTTGATAAGAACAGGACTCTGCTTCGAAAGCATTTGAGTCGAGATCTCTTTTGACCAATCAGACCACGATCCCTCTTGGTTGACAATATTCATGACAGAAGTGAGTTTCTTCTTTCCCTCTGCATCACGAACATAAACCTGATCTCGAATGGTAGCTCCATATGGATTCAGGGGATCATCACTCTCAATCTTCTTCATAGCATCGAATTTGTTACCAGTATCACTTTTATTGGTGTTGAAAACGAGATCTACACCTGGCGGAAGGTCGTCCTTGTAGACTGCCATTCCTTTGAGATAGTGATTTGGACCGACAGATACACGGACCTGTGCATACATCGAATTACCCAAAGACACATCAGGAACACCGGATCTAACATGGATAACACCATCGGCTGTCTTACCACCATCTTCGGCATATCGGATCGCAACACGATTAGGGGATATAACCAAAGGGGGTTGAATACCATCGTAATTGTTGCCATAATCGTCCGATTTCATGTTGATCTGTTGAACTTCAAAACGACGCTTGAAGACATCGGTACGGCTAGTGCCTGGTGCGGCGAGAATCTTGTATCGTGTAAATTGACCAGTACCAACTTGTTCAATATTCAAGTCGTGTACTTGATATCCTTGCTCTCTAAGAACTGTAACAGCAGTATTCAGTCTTGTGGGACTGACACCGATGTAGTTCTCTACACCAGAACCAATATCGATGAGATTCTTCTCACCAACTTGCTCTTTTAGCATATTGGCTGTTGTTTGAATGACGTCTTCTTTGTTCTCTTCAAAACGTTTGGTCATAGAGCGAACAACGGATTCGTTGATCCCTAGACGTCGTCCAATTTCGACATTAGAATTACCCGCCGCCCTAAGACGAGTGATCTGAGCATTAAGTGCTGCTGAACGCTCAGCATTCGCAATCGAGCGGCGAGCTCGGAGTTGTGTTGTTGATATACCCATACCTCGGGCAATCTCGGTGTCACTGAGTCCTTGTCCTTTGAGATCATGGTAATATCCAAGCCAGTCTTGACTACGGGTTGATGTTTGAAGGTTGTCGTCGCCACCTGAGCCCCATGGATAACGACCGGAATGTCGAGGAGTGCCATAGTGAGCCAGATAATCTTTTTCATCTAGAATCACCAGATCCCCCTTTCTTCGAAACGCTCGATTTGACGATTGTGACTAATGGTGGTTTCCATGATAACCGCAATAGATTCTGATTCTGGAACAAATGGTATAATTTCATCTCTCTGATAGATTCGAAGTTCAGTTCGAATTTCAAAGGGAGACACCCCATATTCCAGACAGAAGTAAGCGGCGTATACCTCGAGTTGTTTCATAGATGCTTTCACAATCCCTGTTTTGAGATCGTGGATTCTGAGAAACCCATTTTCGAAGCATATGGCATCCACTGTGCCAAAAGCATAATCCGAGTAGTAGAGTCCTTGCTCTACATGCATTTTGTACTTGATACCATCATTGATATACATGTACAGGGTTTTACGACTTTTAGGCATGAGAATACCTAGACGAATCGCTTTCTGTGCGAACTCGTGTAGATCGGTGCCACGCCTAGCTGCTTGGGCAGCAGTGTACCTGAGCTCTAATTTCTCATCATCGTAGTTGATCCAATGATAGTTACTAGGACTAAGAAACGCGTGCTTGCCTTGTAGATCCGAGTGATCTCTGAAGTTCATCCAGTACCTGCTCCTCATTCTCCGGATAGATGAATGCGGCGAAGGACATGGCGTCGAATTGTTCCACGTAGTATGGTTGGTTTGGTCTAGATGAGGCCGTAGCCGAGTCTTTGACCTCAAGCATTGCCCAACGATCATTCCAAAAAATGGTCATATCGGGTATGCCTTGAATGTCACGGGGGTCATTACGTTGAATAATGCACCCTGGAAACATCTCTTTCAGCTTTTTAACGAGATCTCGTCTAAACTTTGCTTCATTAGCCATGATACCTCGCAAAAACGATATGGGATGTTTATGACATTCCCCCTATTACAATACGTGTTATTTCGCCGACATTCTACTTACGCCATTCTAAACACTTGAAAGGTTGGAAATACAGATTCTCCAGTAGCTAGAGACTTCCGAATATCCCGAAATAGCAGGCCATTGTAAATTGCTGCTTGATAGATGTCGTAATAGAAAACTCCTTTCTGATCTTTGAGCGGACCGATGTGATCATTGTCCGTTACGTTGTGGAATTGATGTTTGTATTCCCAAGCAAACCAGCGGGGACGCCAAACAATATTGTCCGCCGAGACGTGATCCGAGTCCCCATCCAGATGAATCGGGGTATCCGAGATCTCATCCCTACCTGGGACGAAGTTTTCAGCCACCAGGACCTTAAGTGACCTTGTGTACTGTTTTCCAGAAAGTACGAGCCCAACCTTTAACGATCCATCTTTTGTGTGACTTGGTCGGATAGTCTTGCCGGAGTGTGTATTCAATACGATTCCTTGATTACTGATCAGATAATCGGGAAAGTCTGGTATCGTAACCCAATCCATTTCCATTAGTATTTCCTCCCGATCAGTTTCTCTAGATCTTCTCTATGTTGGGTTGCTCGCAGCGTAAGAGTTTGTAGGTCGTGTTCAATACGCTCAATTTGATCTAAAGTAGTAAGCCGAAGAGACTCATTTTGTGTCAGTACGATCTTATACACCAACTGTTTGATAACTTCTCTGAGGAGATCATTATGCGCATTATCAATTCGATGCCAACCCTCAGAGTCGCCTGACAAATATTCATTTATGATGGCTTCTGCTTCGAGACGCTCGCTTGAGTATTTATCATCCATGATTCTCCAATCTAGAAAAAAGAGCCATTTAAGTAATAAGTAGAAACCCTCACGAGCAGTACTCCTTGTATAAATCACTACATTCTACTTTTTCCTAGAACCTACCCCTAAATTTTTCGCGTAAAGAGAATAGGTAGAATGTGTAATTTTTCAAAGAAGGTTTGACCCAAAAGGTTTCTACTTATTACTTAAATTGGACCCATTTCTACTTATTACTTATTTCGTCCAGCCTCAGGCTGCCTCATCCCAAACCACCTGGTCAGGTCCCATATTTTTGACAAACCAAGCCCTTTCATTGAAGATTTTTTTGTGCAATCTGGCGTTGCGGATCGCTTTGTCGATGCTTGAATCCGAAATTAGCACGACATATTCTACTTTTTTGAAGGGAGAATTAAGTCGAGCAATGCGCCCTTTTGCCTGCATAAAAGTACGCCAAGAATAGCTCTGAGACCAGAACAAAATTGTGTCAGAATAAGTAGAATTCCATCCTTCAGCCCCCGCAGTGTACTGAACTAGGTATACCCAGACGTCCTCTTCGAGGGGTGGTTCTTGGTGTTTATGACCATTCCATTCCGACCACGCCAACCCATTCTTCTGCAGAAAATCTCGTAGGAGAAACAGTTCGTAATTGAAGTTGTAGAAGACAATTACCTTCTGCTTTCGACTCAGTACGCTTTCCAACACGTCGAGTCTCGATGAGTCGGTATTGACAATCTGTCTTAACACACGCATCGTCTCGGAGATGTCCTTGCACGGCCTGTTCTCGAAGACATTCCATCGCTTTTTGAGTACTGTCTGGTATTTGATCTCGTCGTACTGACATATGATCTCCTCCTCTACAATCTCGAACGGCATCTCGTAGGGCATCTCCACGAGCAGCATGTTACGGTACTTCTCTAGAGTGTCGACTCCGATGTATCTGGCAATCTTTGGGAAACGACTGTAAGGCGCGTATAGAACGTGTTCCCTTTTGAATTGAGTCGGGTTCCGGAATAAACCATTTGCCACAAACACTGGGACGTAGTCAATCCATGTATCTCCTGGAGTAGCCGAGAGAAGAATCCACCGATTTCGTTTAGCGATTTTCTGGAATTTCTTAACCCAAGTTCCAGCTCCCACGATTCGCTGTTCATCGAAGATAAAGAAGGCATCTTCCATATCTTCGTACTTACCAATGTTGTTCCAACTGTCGACTGTAAGTAGTCCAGCACATGAATAATCTCTTTGGGTAGAGAGTCCAAATTTCGCTGCTTCTTGTTCCCAATCCAGAGAGTCACGTTTTTTCGCCGTAGTGATGATGATGAGATCAACGGGATTTCCGTCATCATTGATCGCCTCCTTCTTCATGTAGTA